TCATCTCCGCCTCGGCCCGGCGGGCCTGCATCACGTCCACCGGCTGCCTGGACAGCCATTGCGCGTAGCGCTTGTAGTGTTCTCGCACGTCGCTGCCATCGAAAGGCAGCATGGCGTACATCTCATCAAATTTCTGCATGAACTGGCCTCCTGCTTGCAGGATAGCAAGTTGTGCGCCCAGTTTCCGCAAATCAGCCGACTGCGCCAGTACGCCATCGGCCGCTGGCTGCGTCAGCGCGGCAAAGCTGGCACCATGTCGTGCCTCCAATACCGTCGGCTGGCATCGCGTTCGCAGGCCACCTCTTCGGGCTGCGCGGAGGACCATGTGGCCGCGCCGCAGCGCGCCGACTCCACCACGGCAATGCCGCGCGCCTGGTAGCGCGCGAGCACATCGGGCGCTGGATGGCCGAAGCGGTTGCGGTAGCCGGCCTGCACCAAAGCGGTGCGTGGCGCCACGGCATCCAGGAAACCGGCGGTGGAGGAGGTCTTGCTGCCATGGTGGGGCACCAGCAGCACATCGGCCTTGAGCGGTGCCTTGCCGGCTACCAGGGCCTGCTCCTGCGCGGTCTCGATATCGCCAGCCAGCAACGCCACCGCGGGCCGCTCCCCCGCCGCCACGATGCGCAGCACGCAGCTGGCATGGTTGGCACGCACCACCGCCCCGGCGCCGGGGGCCGGGTGCAGCACCTCGAAGGCCACGCCATCCCATTCCCAGCGCTGGCCCGCCAGGCAGGGCGTGGCCGGGCGCAGGGCCTGCAGCTCGTGCCCGGCCTCGATGGAGCCGGTGAGCCGCGCGCCCGGCTGCTGGGCCAGCACGGCCGCGGCGCCACCGGTGTGGTCGGCATCGCGGTGGCTGAGCATGAGCACGTCCACCCGCTCGCCCAGGGCGCGCAGCAGCGGCACGAGCACACGGTGGCCGGCATCGCTTTCCAGGCTGAAGCGCGGGCCCGCGTCGTACAGCAGGGTGTGGGTGGCCGTGCGCACCAGCACCGCATTGCCCTGGCCGATGTCGGCGGCCAGCAGCTCGAACTGGCCCGGCGCGGGCCGCCCAGGCTGCCACCAGAGCACCGGCAGCACCAGCGGCAGGGCCAGCAGGCGCAGCCGCCACGGCAGGCGCATCGCCAGCAGCAGCCCGCCGGCCAGGGCGGCGGCCCCGGCCCACAGCGGCGCCACGGGCAGGTAGAGCACGGCCATGGGCCAGGTGGCCAGCCACTGCAACAGGGCGGCCAACGGCTGCAGGCTCCACAGCGCCAGGTTCCACAGCGGCACACAGAGCACGCCACCCAGCGCCAGCGGCGTGACCACCAGCGTGACCCAGGGAATGGCCACCAGATTGGCCACAAAGCCCACCAGCGACACCTGGCCGAACAGCAGCAGGGAGAGCGGCGTGAGCGCCAGCGTGACCACCCACTGCTCGCGCAGCAGCGCCAGCACCCGTGCCCGGCCCCGGGGTGGCGCACTGCCAACGGCCCGCGTATCGGTGGCAAACAGCACCGCCACCGCCACGAAGCTGAGCCAGAAGCCCGCCTGGTGCAGCGCCCACGGATCCACCCAGACCACGGCCGCGCAGGCCAGCAGCCACACCTGGGGCCAGGGCCAGCGGCGGCCCGAGAGCTGCAGCAGGGCCACCGTGGCCAGCATGGTCACCGTGCGCTGCGCGGGCACGCCCCAGCCGCTGAACAGCGCATAGGCCGCCGCCAGCAGCACCCCGGCCACCAGCGCCGCCGTGGGCGCCGGCACGGCCAGGCAAAGGCGCGGCGAGCGGCGCCACAAGGCACCCACCGCCAGCGCGGCAAGCCAGGCGAACAGGGTCATGTTTGCGCGGGTTGAAGGTACTCGCTCAACACAGGCTTGACCCTACGAGAAGGCCTACCCGTAATCAGACGCTTAGCCGTAGAAGGGTGCACGCCAAACATGCGCCCGATGTCCGGATACGTGTATTGCTGGGTGGCATAGGCAACACGCATACGATCCACCACATCCGGCGGAGTTGACCACTTTCGACGACCGAGCTGGACGCCCCGCGCATGAGCCGCAAGCATCCCGGCAATAGAGCGCTCCCGAATCATCGACCGCTCAAGCTGAGCGACAGCACCCAGCATTTGAATCATAAAAACACCGAGAGGCGACGAAGTATCGAGAGGCTCATTCAGCGACCGAATTTCAGCACCGACCGCCTTCAACTGGTCAAGGATATGGAGCAGATCCTTTAGCGACCGCGCAATACGGTCGAGCTTGTACACCACGAGCACATCGCCGCGCTTCAAGCGAGCTAAACAGAGCTTCAACTGGGGACGGGCACCGACAGAACTCGCCTTTTCCTGGAACACCTCAGTGACGCCAACACGGGCCAAAGCGTCCACCTGCAAATGCGTTTCTTGCTCCTCAGTAGACACGCGCGCATAACCAACCAACGCCATCAATCTTCCCTCCACAAAAGACCAACCTTGAACCAGTCGCGGTTCGTCAAAGCGAACCTTAGAAGAGACCGAACGACAACTGCCTTAGAGCAGCCGTATTGACAGGCTAGAGCATCGAGGACGTCGCCAGTCCCCGGAGCAATCGACACATCCAGGCGCACATGCTTGGACCGATGTTCAGCGACACGTAAAGCCGATGTGTTACCGGCAACGAATTTGATTTGAGGTGAGGACATAGCAACCCCTACCCTCTAGACGGCGGGCTGCAATCGGCCTCGCCGGGCTCGCTGTACAGCAACCAGAACTTGCCGTACCGGTCCACGTGGTGGCGTACGATCCGGTGACCATCAGGCACATGAAAGCCGAGGCCGACGAGCTCAGCAAAAGAGCATTCGGGCACGTCAAACACCACGGGCTTGGGCACGTCGATGCCCTGCGTACTGCCCCAGCGATTGCGGCCCTCTACGCCCTCTGCAAAGTCTTTGGTGAGGTACTTGGAAACGTAGCCAGCGAGGCGCGCGAGTGACTCCGAGGCGCGGTATTTGCCGGGTAGACCGTGGCGCGTTTTGCGATGGCCGTCAAGGTCAACATTGCCGTCACCGACGATGTCCCGCCACAAACGCCGAACGTAGTTCCAACTACGCACACGAGTTTCCCGACCTGTGAATTTTTCCTTGACCGTAAGCCACGCAGGCAGCTTGTCAATGCACGCGTGCACGTGCCACGCGCCCCTGTCTTGTTGCTCAAACGCGTACACCGCTCTAAAGCCTGGAATGACGCGTTCGAGTTTGCGCAGCATAGCTTTCCAGTCTTTCCGCATGCGATCAAAGTCGGTCATATTTTCGCGATAGGTACACGTGAGCAGCGAGCCAAGACCGGCGGTCTTGACCTTGTGACAGCACGTGCGTTTTGCGCGCCTCGCGCTGCGCTCCAGGGAGATTTCCTTTTGCCGGGCCAAGCGCTCTTGCTCAAGCAGAGTGCCGGTTTGATCAATATCTTTTGCGTGGACCTCTGGATCATCGTAGTCCCCCATGGGGACGTACACGCGGCGCTTCCAGGCCATCATTTCGCGCTGTCCGGTACCGGGGCATTCCCATTGCTTTACGCGCCATCCTTGCTCGAAAACTTGACAGTGCACACCCTTGTGAACTACATATCGCTCCACGGCAATTCCTCCTAAGTTCGATTGCTGTCACGAACCCCGGTAGCTGGCAGGCTATGCGGGGTTCACTTTTTTCTACTCGCCCCACCAAAGCACGAGCATTGCGCCAGGGCCTCGACGCCACTCCCAACGCCACAGGTCACAAGGCCAACACCAAGAGCCATCGGGCCATTCCCAGCACACGGCAGACCCACAGACAGGGGGCGGATTCAGCGCGGCGGAAAACTCGATTTCCCTCATCGGTACAGATATGTCTTATTGATAAATCTAGGCCGCGCTGCGCGCGGCCTCCCTGCGCGCTCCGCTTGCCGCAGGGAGGCCGCTGCGACGCCCGATGGGACCTCATCACACGGCACGTGATGCACCACCGTTGACATGGGGCCTGCTGCCCCATACCCCTGCCCCCAAGGCTGCGCCGCGTGGCTATCCGCCACTTTGGGGCCCCCGGTTTGTCTCTCAGAACGCATCAGAGGCCACCCCCGCCGAACTTAGCGTGTACGGGCTTGCGAAGGCCTGCCACAACGTCCGATTGCGTGACGCGCGTGGGGTCGGGAGGGGCAACGTCCGGCATGGGCACCGTGCGGCCTGGACGGGCCTGCGGCTGGCCTTGCTGGGCCGGTATGGGGCCATTGGCCTGGACGAGCATTTGCGGGCGCGGCGGAGGCTCATACTGCGGCGGGTCAGCCCACTCCATAAAAAATCCCTGCTGGACAATCTGCAGGCACACAGCACCGCTGACCTGCATGAGCGTGGCTTGCTGGGTGTAGCACTTGCACGTCTTGCCCATGCTGATGCACGCAGCAGGGTAGGGGGCCTGCCGTGGTTTGGTGACCTCATCGTAGACGGGCGCGGTGTGCGGAAAATCAGCGAGCCGAGGCTTACGATCATCCATGTACTGTTCGTACGAGACACGCGCGACGGGTGCGGCGCCAGGCCGTGCCGCAGGCTCGCCATCGACGCCCTTTGACGCGGCTATGTCCGCGGGCTTTGCTTGCTTGGTGGCGTTGCCGTACACGCCCTGAACCGCGAAATAGATCGCGATGATGGCGAGCAGTGGCAGCAGGATGATGGCCCACACGCGCCAAGGCAGCTTGCGCTTTGCCGTGTGAAGACTGGCCGAGGTATACCAGCTGTAGACCTCTTTGGGGATGGGCACCATTTGCACATCGCCTTTGGCCCCCGCGCCGTTGGCCTCGCAGTTGATGTTGACGGACCCATACTGCGCGACGGAAACGAGGTTGCCCCCGAACACCCGCTTGTTGTGTTTGTGCCAGGACGGCGCACCAATCAGGCCGCGCACGTAGGAGTCAATGAGCTTCGGGTGGGGTGTAACGAGATAGAAATCAAAGCCGCGATGGCGGTGCTTGGCGAGCTCGCTGATATGGGCGGGAATGTCGCGCGAATTGCCGCGCGTGGGCATGTCGTCTTGGGCCTCGTCGATGAAAAAAATCGTGCCGTCCGGCTCATTCGCCCAGTCTTTGAAATCAATCTGTTTCCAACTGGACAGCTCGCCATCGGGAGCAATGCGCGAGCGCCCGTTATGGCACACAGGCCGGCCCTCTGCCACCTGCAGGGCGCGCACGTCGCGCAGGGTGATTGCGGTCTTTGCCGAGCCATTGGCGCCGGTTATCAGGTAGATCATTTGTGCACCCAACGCTTGAACGTGTCACCAGTCAGGCCATCGAGCAGCATGCGGGCTGCGATCGCGCTGGTGATGATGGAAATGCACTGGCCCACACGCATCATGGCCAGGACTTGATAGACCTCGGGAGGCAGGGCCGAGAAGCTCGCAACGGCCTGCTGTTTGAGAGCCTCGAATGTGGCGTTGACGCCGGTGTACGTCACCACTGCAATGCCCAACGCGACGAGCACGCGGCCGGCCAAATAGCCGACGATGTTGATCAGCATGCCGCCAAGGGCAGCAATAAAAATTGGCATGGTCTAGCCCCTTCCGATGATGCGAATTGCAGCGAGCAGGGACACGGCCAACAGAATGTTGCCGAGGGCTTGCAGCGCCGTGTTGATTTTCGAAAAAGGCAGGTTGACGGACTGCCCCATGACAGTCACCTGCAGGTCTTGGACGCCGCTGCCGCCGCCGAGCAAATCGGTTTGCACGACCTTGCCGGAAATGCTTTCCGTGGTGTTGCCTGGAAGGTTCTTTGTCTGGTCACCTTCCTTGCCCTTGTTGTCGTAGTAGAGCTTGCTGTGATCGCTCTCATCCTCGAATAGCTTGCAGGCGCGCCGGTGCTGCTCCCGGGCCATGGCGCACTGCACCGCGTCACCCTCGCAGACAAAGCCCTGCAAGCATGACCCGCTGAATGTTGAATCCCCATCCCCGTCGCCGTCGCCATCCCCGTCGCCGTCACCACCGCCAGGAGTGCCGCCGCCTGGAGTGCCACCACCGCCGCCTGGACCCGTGGGCACGTATGGCTGGGTGCACTTGCCGTTGACCTTGACCATGCCTTGCGGGCACTTGCCATCGCCGTCTGGGTCCTCATCGGGCTTGACGCAGGTCTTGCCCTTTTTCACGGTGCCCGCAGGGCATGACCCATCGGCGCCGACCTCGCTGCCCGGGGGTGGCTTGGGCATGGTGGTGATGGGCGGGTGCGGGTTGTTTGGTGTGGTCGGATTGGGGTTGTTGCCCGGGTTGTTGGTGCCGGGCAGGTTGCCGCCGTTGTTGTTGCCACCGCCACCGCCTGGACCTGGACCGGAGCCGCCAGACCCAGGGTTGCCGCTCCCGTTGTTAGACCCGTTGCCGTTGCCGCCGTTGCCGCCGTTGTTGGTGCTGTCACCGCTGTTGTCGTTGCCCTTGCTGGGCTTGGACGGATCGCCATGGCCGGTGCCGGGGGTGCACGTTGAGCCGGTTTGCTTACCGGTACCGACGCACGTAGTGTGCTCTCCGACGGTCACGCACGTGGAGGCACTGGCCTTGACGACGCAATACTTGCCGCCGTACGGCTCACAGAAAAATGTGGGGCTATCGCCGTTGTAAACCTCGAAGTCACCCATTTCCTGCCCAGCTTTGCAGCCGTTCTTTTTGCAGACGCCGTTAACGCGGGTTTCGCCTGGAGGACAAGGTGGCTCGGGGACACACAGACCGTTGATCCGTACCTCGTCCTTTTTGCAGTCGTCTGGCACACATGCACCGCCCTGCTCATGCTGGCCAGCAGGACAGGGATTCTTGGGGCGGCATTGACCGTCCTTTTCCTCGTGGGTCGCGGCACACACGCACACCTCACCATTGAGCGAGCTATTTGCAGGGCACGCGTCAATTCGGTTATAGATCAGCACGCCATTGGTGCCGCCACCGGTGGCCGGTGGTTTCCAGGCCCATGTGTACGAGCAGTGCAGATAGGCCCCGCTCTCATACACATTAGCGCCCGAAAACGTGTAGTTCTGGTTATGGGGCTGGGTGCCGAAATACGCGACAGCGGCAGAGCAAGCAGCGCCAGCGCTTGGGTAGGTGGTATCAGGGGGCCAGCCGGTCCAATAGACTTTGGCGGGAGCGATGCCAGCCCAGGCAGAGGACGCCAACAGGGCCAGCAAAATCAAGCGGAAAAGATTAGCCATGCGGCCCCCAGCATTGCGACGATAACGAGTAGGCCCATGTGATCCCCCTTGACGAAGCGCCACCCGTGACGCTTTGGCAAGGCCCCCAGCCGGCCGGTCTGGGGTCTTATGTCCTACGACTTAGGACAGAGCGCGACGCACCCACTGGAAGGCCTTGACGGCCACGACGATCAGCAGCACGGCGGCGCCGATCAGGCCGATAGGGGCGGCTTGCGCGCCGATATCGGTGACCACTGCGGCGACGTCCACGGCGGCAGCGTTTGCGGCACCAACAGTACCCAGGATGCCAACGGCCACGAGGCCGCGAATGATGTTGTGATTCATCTCTTACTCACTTTCTGAAGGTTGATTTCCATCGGTGTTTCTGAGGGTCTGGACCAGGACTCGAAAGCCCCAGCCAACCCCCCAGATCAGCAGGATGGCGCCGCTGATTTGGGCACCCTCTGCAGCGCTCAATGCCAGCAGGGGGTGTATTGGTGTTTGGCCCGCTTCCGCGACCGTGAGCAGCACGTGGCTCCCGGTTGCGCATGAGTACGAGCCGCCTGAATAAGCGGCATCACCGACGATCCAGGGCAGAAGGGTTTTGCCGGTGGCAGATGCGGCAGAGGGAGGGCCACTGGCCGATACCTCAATGGCTATGCAGAGAGCCATGGTTAGCGCACAACCTGCACAGCAGAGCACGGCACCCAGCTGGGCGGAACCTTGACCGTCGCGTCGGCCTGATCGACAGCGAAGGAAAGCAAGCAGCGGCCCATGCGGACGCGCTGAACGGTGGCGCGCCAGCCGTGCCAGGAAACGAGCAGGCCGCGACGGACGAGCTTGTCGTTTAGATCGAGGTTTGCAGCCATATTCAATGCAACTCATCAAGGTTGACCACCAGCGGGCGGTGAAACGGCTCGGTGTGATCCTCGACAAGCTGTGCGCAGCTTTCGAGATCTTCGACCACGCCGGCTTCTCGCAGCAGCATGACCCACTCCGGTTGCCCATCCTCAAAGGACGGGGCCAGGAACTGGCCTGTTGTGCCGGACTGGATCACGTAGCGCATCACGCTGCCTTGCGTTCCTGGGGCGCTGGCTTGATGGCCAGGAGCGTGACCTTGCTGCTGTTGTCGGCACCGGCAACAATGTCGAATTCGCAGTCGCAAAGCACGCCGCCAACGGGCCAAGAGTTCTTGAGGTGCGACCACTTCTGGAACTCGGTGCTGTCGCCGCACTTGAAGGGACGCGTCACGACGCCGATGCTTTCGCCGTTGCTGGACTGGCCCAGGTCCACCGACAGGTGGAACGTGGTGCTGTCGTAGCCCCGGCCTTCCATTTCACCTTTGCTGGACTTGATGCCGTGCAGCACGGCTTTGTTTTGGAACTTCATGGTCTTGCTTTCGTTGCGGCCTTAGATGGGCTGGAGTCCGACACGGCCATAGCCGGAGCCCGTTGAACGTGCGAAAGCGCGGGTGTATGCGCTCTGGATTTCGTTGGTCGTGAACTTCTGCAGGCGCCCGGGCGCCTTTTGGTGGCTCACCAGTTCGATGAACTGATCAGCCCCCAAGAACTGGAAAGCGAGGGCGAGCGAGGGGGCCGCTGTGTCGCGCACCCATTGCACGTTCCGCTTGACCTCTGCGAGCAGGGTTTCCACGGCGAGGCGGGGGCGTGTGGGCACAGGCTCGGGGACAAACTGAGCTTCGGCCTCGCGCAAAATGGAGGCGTGCCAATCGCTGGCACCGGCAAAGAAATCAGCGGGGCGGCGCAGCATGTCCGAGGACAGTTCACGCAGCTTGTTGCCGTATCGCAGCTCAATGCGCAGCCATTGACTTTCGTCTTTGGGACCGAAAAGCTGGATGCCTTTTTCGTAGGCGTTTGTTTGCTTGCCAGCTTCTTTGCTGCCCCAATAGAAGGATCGGCCTTTGCCGCCGCGAGCGTTGCACCAGTCGCCGACCTGATTGCAGCTTGGACGGTTGCCGTGGTGGTCCATCAGCCCGGCTTTGTAGTCGTCTACGCAGCGCTCCATGCCGCCCGGCATGCCATCGAAAAAGTCCAAGGCAAGATCAATGCGCGTGACCTTTGCATCGGTCTTGTCCACCACTGCAGCAAGCCTGTCGTTGAAGCCGTGCTGCGCGAAGGTGCAGGCCGTCCCGTACAGGTTGCAATGGATGGTGCTGGCTTGGGCCTGCTGACGTGGGCTTTCACCGCTGCTCAAGAAGCCCACCCAGCCGCATTCAACATCGTTGCGAACAATGGACCAGCGGAAGCGGTAGAAGTCGTGGCCCTTGCGCAGTTCGGGGTACACGCTGAAGTCAGGGCCGAGGGCTGCGCATGCCTGTTCTGCGAGGGTCTTTGCTTGGGCCGAGGCTGCGAATTCACCGTCAGGCATATCACGCAGCAGCTTGCACAGGCGTGCATAGCGATCCATGTGCTGCAGCTCATCGGTCCAACGGGCGCCGTTGTGCCTTGGGAACAGGTCATCAACCGATGGCACTGGCGCGTTGCGCAGTGCGACGGTGAAACGGACCCAATCGACATGCACCGGCGTGCGGGTTTTGAGGCGCTCAGCCTTGAGGCGGAGCTTCACCTCATTGCCGTCTAGGACCAGATCGGTTTGCTTTGCACGCGTCATGCTTGCCCCACGGACAGGGTCTCCCCGTGATTACCATCGGGGAGCATCGAGGGCTCCGCCCCAGGCGCCGCGCCCGCGCTAACGCCTGCGTGCGCTGCGCCAGGTGCTGCGCCAATGGCAGCAACCGCGCGAGCGTGGGCGCTCAATTCGCGATGAGGGTGCTTGTCGAGGGCTGCGGCAATTTGCAGCCATGCGTCGCGGTTGCGGCCTATGTGCATGTGGACCATGCCTGCGCCTGATTGGCCTTTGATGAGCATCAGGAGTACCTCCGTTCAATCCATGCGAACAGCGGCACGATCACCCAATGGAAAATAACCACAGCCAGCAGACTGGCCGAAAACATCAACAACCACCAAAGGGACACCTCAATGAAGGGCATCGACGTATCGGGACCGGTCACTTGGCTTGCCATCGTGCTGGTTGTCGTGATCGCCATTGGCATCGCAAGACAGGTGATGCGCAGCAACGACAAGAAGCGAAAGAAGGACGCACGCAAGCTGTGACGGGTGCACGCCCCCTGCCCGACCGTGGCGGGAGCCGCCAAGCTATCGCCAGGGTGCTGGTGGGCAAGGGGCGTGCGAACGCGGGTTGAGGGGGACATGGCGGCTCCTGTGTAAGAATTAGCACTGACAGCTAATTGAGCCGGAATTTACATTAGTTGCTAATTATTTACAACAGGTGCTAATCATGAATGTTGCACAGACGATCAATCAGGCCGCAAGCGTGTTCGGAAGCCAAAAGGCATTGGCAGAGGCACTTGGCGAAAAGGAATCGAGCCTGAGCGCCTTCAAAAAAGGACGTCCGATCAGCTACAAAAAGTTGGCACAGATCGCTGCGATAGCCGGTCTGCAGGACGAGGCAACGCGCATCCTGATCGAGGGAATGGCGGAGTCTCTGAGCGATGAGATCGACCACGAAGCCAAAGCAAAAGCAGGCTTAAAAGCCATGCTCGCAGCATTCCCTCAAACCTGATTGAGATCATCCTCGCGCAGGGAAGCAGTTTGCATATGCCACACCTGGCGCCCTGCCCTCATGCCCATGTGAGAGGCCTGCGCGTTGGGGGCCAGCCGATACGCTGCTGACCCTGCTCTGTCGTTTTTTGAACGGAGAGCCCAACCGCCATGTCAGCCCACGTTTCCACTTCCGCCGCCCCTGCCAACGAGGCACTGGCCCCGGTCAGCCCCGAGCACCGCGTCTTCCAATGGCATGACCATGCCTCGCTCTGGTTCAGCCTGGGCGTGGGCCTGCTGGTCATGCAGGTGGGCAGCTACCTCATGCCCGCCCTGGGCACCAAAGAAGCGCTGATCGCCATCGTCGCCGGCTCCATCGTGGGTGCCGGCCTGCTGGGCTGGGTGGCCAAGCTCGGCTGCGACAGCGGGCTGGCCAGTGCCGGGCTGATGCACGCGGTCTATGGCCGCACCTTTGCCAGCC